TACATGTTGCATGCAAACCAAAGACCATTGCTCACACATTCGACATGAGTGAAGTAGCAATCTTCCTTGCTGACAAGGATGACGGTCTTGGCGACATCAGACAAGTACTGAAGGAAGAAATGGGCAAGCACCACGCTGACCATGTGAACCAAATGCTAACTGATGACATTGACAACCCAGCAGGTAATGACTTTGAATCACTTGACCGTTTGACATCCAACCCAGATACAATGGGCGGAACATACGGTGCAGCAACTGACCACGACATGTATTCAATTACTCGTGATGGTTCATCTGATTTCCACAGTGCTGAAGTAAGTGTATCTGGAACAAAAGGAACAAACAGAACTCTATCCCTTGACCACCTTGACAAAATCTTCCAACAAGTTTGGAAGCGTGGTGGTAATCCAAAGGTTATCTTCACTGGATATGATACATTGATGCGTGTGCAGCAACTCCTACAATCTCAACAGAGATTCATGGAAACAAAGCGTGTCACTCCATCATTCAATGGTGTAAAAGGTGTCCCAGGTATTGAAGCAGGATTCATTGTAGCAACCTACAACGGTGTCCCAATCATCCCATCTAAGGATGTTCAACCTGATGGCATTAGCAGAATGTATTACCTTGATACTGATTACCTATGGTTTCAAACCGCAATTCCAACCCAATACTTTGAATCTGGAATTGAATCTGGCGACCCATTCGCAATCAACCGTCTAGGTCAAGAAGGGCTTTACCGAACAATGGGCGAACTAGTTGTATCGTTCTTTGGCGCACAAGGCAGTATTAGGGACTTGGAGTGAAGGAGGAATAGAAATGGCAATAACATATACAAAAGGAGCAGGATTGAATACTTGGGCTACAACCCTAGAATTGGACTTATACGCAGGTTCCCCAGACAACACCGTCTGGTCAGGAACTGATTACCCTGGTGGTATTGAAGCGTTCAAACCACGCCAAACTGATGGCGCTGGTGTAGCAGGTCTAAAACTAGTATGTGGTCAGGCAAACATTACCGATTACAAGGCAGCAGCAATCACATTGAAGGTTTCTGGTGAAGCAACACACATTGTTGGGTTTATGCTCGGCAGTACTGGTGCTGCTGACCACACCACAACTGGATTGGGCGGTGGAGTAAAAGGTGCTTTGTCATCCACAGTAACTACTGGACTTAATGATACATTGACCTTGACCTTCCCTGGTGGCATTTCTGATGCACCAGCGGCTGAGGTTCAGATTTGGCTTATCGTTGCTTGAGGTTGGTTTTAATGCCAACAGTCAAGTACAACGGTCCCGAACCAACCCGTAGGGTTGGCTGGGGTATGTTGATTCGTGGTCAAGAGCAAAAAGTGAGTCAGGCAGACCTTGATTCATTCCGAACTCAACTACTCAATTGCGACATCAAAGGTGATGCTAACAAACCAGCAGCACCTGAAGAAGTCTTTGAGAATGTTGATGAAGGAGATGATGGTATTCCTGATAACGGTTGGACTCGTGCAAACATCGTAGGATGGTTGAAGGAAGCAGGGGTGCAAACCCGTGCTGGTCTAACTAAAGCACAATTGCTCTCCCGCGTTGATTCGCACCTCAACCCAACCGAAGAGGTTAATGAGTCGGAAGCACTGGCAGAAGATAACGGAGATGAAGAATAATGGCATTTACATACACGATTGATACAAGACCGCATGTGATTGGCGATATGTACCTAGTAACTGGTACATTCGTAAATGATGGTGGAAGCGTAGGTGGAGATATACTCTTAGCAGATAGAATCTCAAAGGCAGTTGCTGCTGGTGCAAACGGCAACGCTGCTGGCGCAACAGATACTGAAATTGATGGCACGGTTAAATCCACGCTAACACTAGTAACTGCAGCGAACCTAAGCGGTACTTGGTGGGCAATGGGCAAGCGATGAGGTGAGTCCTCATGGCTTTTCAATACTCCATATCATTACCAGCAGCAGGTCCTTACGCCACAGGTGTGAAGATTAACAACGCTGGTGGTTATGCATCTGGTACTACCGCAGCAATGACCGTTGATGGTCTAAATGCTACGCAAGTGTTCCCCGTTGGTTCAACAATCATGGCAAGGGACAATGCTCAAGCATCAACACCAATGCGAGTTCTCGGTGTAGTCACCCATAACGGTGCGACAAATGTTCGTATCAATGGTGGTGGTGGCACTCAATTCGCTTTGGCTGACGACGATGTATTGTATTGTATTGATGTAGCAACATTAGCATGGGCGAAGTCCGATGCGTTTGCTGCTGGAGCAGGATTCGCAATATCACCAACGACCACTGTGCAAGTATCTGATGATGGGAGAGGTAATCTGATATTCGTTTATGCTGACATGGCGTGATGGTGATGACATGGATGATGGTTTAAGCCTCAATGATGTTCACCGCATGAATAAGCAGGGATGGATGAAAGCCGAATCATTTGGTGTGGATTTACTACCCGCTGAAGATACCATCAAGTGGAAAGATTACTCCGTAAAGAAGCAACACACTCGCAATCGTCAGGTTGCTGATGTTCTAAACATCGGTGCTGGAACACGGTGCAAAGTATGTGGTATGCTTCACATGTGTTGGCTTCCAAAGTGTGGGACATGTGGTGCTGAAATGGACTACAATCTCGGCACTGTGGAGGCTAAACAATGACCCCAATGGGATATGCGTGGTTAGTTCTCAAGAACGACGATGAAGAATCCGTTGAATCATTGATGAGAAGATTGATGGATGGAGAACATCTGAGTACTGCCCAACTTATGCGATTGCGGACCATCTCAGACGAACAACCAGATGTTGATGATGAACCAAACACACGAACACCAACACCATTAGATTGGCTTGACCCATTCCGTATGACACGGCCACATATGGCTCTCGCACTTAACCAAATACGCGAAGAATTGGAACGACGAGATAGAGGCATGGGCGGTGGTATAGGTGCAGAAAATAACCCATTCTTTAGACACACACGCGCTGAAATGCGACAAGCAATGCAAATGATGAGTGATGAATTGGAACGCAGGGGCAGACCACCAATAAGCGCTGAACACTTCAATGCATTTGATAGGGGCGACGAACTCAGGCGATTTAGGCTTCCAAGAGAAATAACCGACGAGGAGCGTATGGAGTATCAGCGTAATTTTGAAAGAGAATGGAACAGACCTAGAAGAGGCGACCATGATTACAGAGGCCGAGATTACCATTCTCCTCCACCTGCACCATCTCCAGAGCAAATAAGAGTTCGTAATCAGGGACACGATTTAGATGAAAGCACATTTGACCGTGATGAACTGATGCAAAGATTGATGGGTGGCGATATTCTAACTGAGAAAGAATTAAAGTTCTTACAAAACCCACCAGAGGATGAATGGACAGAGGATGACTGGAACAGCCACTGACTATGACCCATATCAAAATAGAGGTGAAGATGAATGAAACCAATAGATAACGCATGGAGTATTTTGAAATCAAAAGCATACGATGGTGAAGATGAAAGCGGTGAGTGTACCATTTGCGGAAAAAGAAACACAGGTGGTACGCCCGATGTTGTTAGACCATCAGGTTCAGGAATGAATGTATGCACGAAGCCACGAATAGAAGATTACGAACCAGGTGATGGTGAAGGGTATAGAGGACATTTAGAAGAATATGAAAGGTGTCAAAGAATTGCAGGTGGTCAATAATGGGATGGGAAACTTGTCAAATGCCAGGCTGTAATTCCACCACTGATGGTGAAGGTGATGGCATGTGTAGCGTATGCCGTGAAACACAACCACAAAAAATGGCTAAAGCATCTGACAAAGCATTCGCATTTCTCCAAGACCAAGTGTATTTGATACAAGTGGAAGAGGTTGGTAAAGCACAGATGAGTGATGTTCGCATTGGCTTTGAAGATGACCCAAAGCGTGAGATTCAAAGATTGAAGCACATGGGTGTATCTGAAGAAGAAGCAATGCGTATGTATCAGCAATACCTTGATTCACTTGAACACGGTGGCTGAAATGACGGGGGGACAATATGCCAACAGTATTTCAGCCTGGAGAACGCGCACCACAACCCATTGACCCCGACAGAACAGTATACACAACTGCCCAAAAAGTGGGCAACATTCTGCAAATACCATTAGCCGACCCCGTAGCATTGACCCAAGATGCATCAGCGGGAATTACTGAAGTTGAGATTTCACCAATTGATTTTAGAATGGTTGGATTTGAAGTCGGTGATACAGTTGAAATTGAAAGTGATGCAACACTAGTTGAAGAACGACTCATCACAAATATCAATCTAAATGCTGGTAAAGTTAGAATGGTATTTTCTAATGGATTATCATATTCACATAATGTAGCGGATAACTCAACCGTAAGAAACACTGCAATCTTCACTAACGGCAAATTGCGTGGAGTAACTCGCAAACATGTTGAACATCTTATCACCGTTCATCAAGACCGTATTGATAACATCACAAACAATTCATGGCGACCAATGCTACAGGTCGCTGAATACA